TATAAAGTTTTTAGGAATTACACATTCATTCTCTACTTGCTTTACATACTGCATTATATTATTATAATAATTACAAGGATACATCACTACTCCTAAAGTATATTCTTTATCCATACCACAAGGAGTATCTGAAGCTACTAATCCATTATTCTTAACATATATAAAGAATAGATTATCCTTTAGTGATAGATTATTTAAATCTGCCTTAGTTAAACTAAAGGTATATTCTTTATGTCCAGTTAATAAAGGAAATTCAATAGCTTTGCTTGAAGGCTGACCTGTATCTACATAAGTATCTTGAGTATCAATATAAATACCTGTTATCTCCGTATTTTCATAATAAGATAAAGAGCTAACTTTAACTTGTATATCTAATGTAAGCCCATCAGGACTTATTCTTAAATTTAAAAAATCTACCATAATAAAAAGAAAAAAAAATTAGGGGGGACATTTAATCCCCCTTATTTTTATTGACGAAAGTAATATTTCAAATTAGGATAAGTTGTCTTCAAAGTCCCATAAATATCTGTTGCAATTCCCTTAGAATTTTCATCAATCAACAGTGTAAGAGTCTTTTCAGACTTCTGAGGACTTTGATTATCTTCATCAGTATAATAATGTATATCTAAAACACCATACTGACCATTAGGATCTACCATATACTCAGTAGGAATTACATGAGGCCAACATACATTTCTATACTGGTCACCTCTCTCACCCATGCAGAAATACTCAAGGTCTGCTGCATCATGACCATTGAAAATCTCATTACCATCAGCATCTTTAGCTAGCTCTGTGTCAGTAGTAACAGTTCCCCAAATTAACTCATCACCATTAAGATAAACAGTGGTGGGAATTACATCAAAGTAAACAGGAGTATCAGCTTTAATACCTCTAGTCCACTCTTGCATAGCTTCAGTTAATTTAACTCCAGTATAAGTTGCCTTAGCTGCACTATTATCATCATAAAGATCTGAGAACTTAGTATCTACATCAAGTTTTACCTCACCATCAGAAGAAAGTAAAGACACATTGAGTAAATCACTAATATCTCTACTAAGATTCTTATACAATGATTCTGCCAATTTAAGGTAGAAAGTGCTTGCAGACATTCCTGAGTATGCATGAACCATACCATATTTAATATAAGTATCTTCATCAGAGATACCTACAAACTGTCTGAAGAATATTCTAAGAATATAATCTTGACCTGCAATAGGCGTACCACCATTAACTTGACTAGATAAAGTTATTTTAGCAGATTTTAAAGTTTTTCTCCAGGCATCTCTCTGATTTATACTGATAATTTTATCAACATCAATAAGGTCAGTTCTTACAATACCACCTTTACCTTTAAGAGCAAACCACAGTTGCTCAGCTTGCTTAGTTACACACTCTGGGGTAAACAAAGTACCTACAGCAGATTTTGAAGTAAGTGCTTCAGTTGTAGTAGCTGTTACTACATAAAGTTGTCTAGCTTGATTTGTGCTAAAAACCATAATAATTTAATATTAAATTAAACAATAAATTTATTCAGAGCTTTTATTACTACTAGTTCTAGATGCTAGTCCTAGTTGTACTGCTCTATTAAGTATAATTCTATGTAATATAGGATTTAGTTTACAAGGAGTCTTTTTATTCTCCTTATTTATAGATAGTGTTCCTAAATCTGTAAGAATAATAGGACTAGGAATGGATACATATCTTACTATATACTTCTTTATATTATAGGCAGATATAATCTCTACTATACCCTCTCCACTATCTAATCTAAGTGCTTTTCTTTCATTGGCACATTTAAATGGATTCTTATTAACTCTATAATAATCATCTTGTGTTACAGGTATAACTACTATAGATTTACCATCTAAGCAAGAAGAATCACTACTAAGAATAACAGATTCATAAGTAATAAACAATAAATCATCAGGTAGTTTAAAGAATACAGACTTATCTGATAAACCTTTTCCTTCAATTTTATCCTCAATGTTAATTTCATTTGTCTTTACTAATTCATCTAAATATCTTCTAAATTCTTCACTGCCTTCAAAAGATTCACCATAATCATTTTTACCATTGTAAAGAGAAATTACTATTTCTTCCTGAGCTTTAGTAAGAAGTACTGATTTCTCATACTCATCAAACTTTAATGGTGATATACTAGTTCCAAATATCTCTTGTGTAGAACTACTATTTATAAGAGTATCAAACTCATTACTAAATTCCTCTGTAGTCATAATTATCTATCGTCTTTACTTGAAGAAGCTACTGAACCCATATTAGTATGGGAGTTTTGACCAATAGCTATTGATGAATTTAAATCTCCAGAATATGCAGCTTTAGCCATCTCTACTGCTCTTTGTAGTATCTCTTGATGTAATTCTGAATCTAATTCACAAGTAGATTCTGTACTAACACCATCAATAGAAATATTACTATCAGTTAAATCTTCTAGTATAATAGGTCTTGGTTTCCTTAAATACCTTACTGAATACCTTAATGAATCTTCATCTACTCTACCTATTAATTCTACAATAGGTTTAGAGTTTATAGGTTCTGCAACTACTGTGATAGTATTACCTGATATATAACTTAACTCTTTTAAATTATTTAATGACCAACCATGAGGAGGAAGTGTTGAGAATTTATCTTTAGAATTATCAATATCTGATAGCATACCTACATATTTATCTATCCCTAATGCCGTACATAAGAGTCTTTCTAAAGTATGGTAGGATTCAAAAATAGTATCATTATTAACAGTTTGTACTATTGTAACTTCATCATTAGTTTCTGTTACTTTAATAGAATTTTTGGCTGCTGTTAAATCCTTAAGGTTAATAGTATCATCAGTACCTTTTATTGTAAAAGTAACTCTCTTATTAGTAGTATTAGTTATAGCTAATAAGATATGCTTTTCTCCTTCCTTATCATAGTAGTAAGTTCTACCATAGGATTCAGTTTCATTAGTATCAGTAATTAATCTCCATATATGCTTTTTAATAGGATATTGATAAGGTTTTAACATTAATCTATCATACTCTGCATAAGAGATTTGTTGAACTACATATCTGTAATTATTATCTACACAAGCTTCATTGACAAAGATTAATAAATCATCTGGTATTTTATAACAGATACTTCTACTATCAAATTGATTTTTTACTGTAATACTATTAAGTTCAGTAACTCTCATTAATGTAGAAAAGTCTATAGCTCTCTTCTTAGAGTCATCCAATCCTTCAAGATATTTATTACCTTTAGGATTAAAATATGCTTTAACCATCTCATTTTGAGCATTAGTAAGGAAAACAGATTTCTCATATTCATTAAGCCCAGGAGCTGCATTAGACATTATATTATTATAGAATACATCAAATTCATTACTAAATTCTTGATTAGTCATAAGCTAATTATTTTAATTGTGCTTCTAGATAAAACTTAATCTCTTGATTCTTAGGTTGGTTAAGGTACTTAGCTGCTATACTTAAAGTAGGCTCTTCATTATGGTCACACAATGGAGTATTATCTCTTCTTAAGTAAAGCATACCACCTCTATTGGCAATAGTGCCTTCCTCAATACATCTCTTAATAAGAACTTTAGTATCTAAGGTAGGATCAATTATTGCTCTTAGGAATCTCTTACTATCAGCTTGAATAAGTTCATTAATCTTAGTTTGTAAGAACTCAAGTTTAGTTTTAGATGATAAAGGTCTTCCTGTAATTATCTCAATGATAGTTCTAAGTTTATGATTATCATCTTCAATTTTACCAAACTCTTTATAGCACCTCATTGTAGTACTCATATTAGTAACTGCAACTTTATTCTCCTCCTCTTCTTTGATTATCACAAATTGATAAGAAGCTTTAGGTCTATCTTCAAGTTCACTTAAAGAAGGTGCTATTGTTTGTTTATTGGCTAATAGTATTTTATATTTGATATAATCTTCAGGATTTCTTAAATCAAGAATAGTATCTTGTTTAGTAAGTCTGACTTTATTAATGCCATTATCATTAGTGCTATCCCAGAAGTTATCTTCTTTTTTATAAATACTTAATGCATTATATTCAAGACCTAACATATCTTCAAGAAATGCTTTCTCACTATCTGTAAGTACATTTACATATAATCCTGAAGTAAGTTTAGGTACTACAAATATTCTATATGCATTTTCTGCCATACCCCCTGCTAAAACATGGTTCTTATTGCCATTCCACAAACCTTGTGCTTTAGCAATGAATCTTACTATTACCTTAGTATTACTAAGACAATTAATTAATTCTTTTCTATCATTAATAGTAGTAGATTTCTGCTTTTTAATTATAGGCTTTTGTACCTCTACTATATCAAGCTCATTAGCTTCATCTATATTTAAATCTAATTTCTCTTCTACTTTTTTTCCCATATTTATTCTCCTTAAAAATTAAAGGAGAGGAGGTTCACTCCTCCCCTTTTTTATTTTAATTTTTATCCTTGAAGTATTGAAGGAATTAAGGACATTGTTCTTGTAGGATCAAGTACACAAACACCTAAAGTAGCCATACGATGCATAACTGCGGAGTCTTCATCAAAGCTCATATTAGGATTACCCATTTGTCCAGTAAACGGATTTCTTAAACCCCACTCATAACCTCTAAACTCCTCTTGACCTTTAATCTTACATTTGAAGATATTAGGTTGGTCAGAAGAACCTATGTAGAGTATGTCATATCTATAAGATTGAGCTACACCACCATTAGGATGAAGTATCTTATTTCTTACAGGGTCATCATACCAATTATCAATCTCTACTTTTACTCTAACACCATTCGGAGCACGATATTCAACAAATTGGAAACCTGCACTAAGAGCATTATCATGAAGGTTACTCTGAGTTTTAGATACTACATGAATAGAGTTATTATCAAGTACAAACTGAGTCCAACCAGATACTGTCTTAAGTACCTCTTTATGGAATTGAATAGCACCTCTCTCACCAGTTTTGATTAAGAAGAATCTATCCTTCATATTAAGTTTAGAAGCACTTAAGTTATAAAGAGCATCCTCAAGAAGTTTAATGCTGAATGTATTATAATACATCTCATTAGCATAAGACATTTGCTCAAGTAAACCTGCACCAGTCTTAATAGCATTACCTGATTTACCAATGTTAAGGTATTCACCATTAGAATTTCTATTGCTTCTACCAAACATCATAGCATTGTTCTTATACTCATTGAACTGCTCTTCCATTTGATAATCAACATAGTGCATCCACATAGTGTGAGTAGTTTTTCTACCAGCATTGTCAATTACAGGAATACCAACAGCAAGCTTTTTATTAAGCATATTGCCTACTACCTTATGTTGGATTCTAATAGTAGTCCACTCATTTCTCATTGAGATAGGACTAGAGAATCTAATATCACCAGCTTTTCTTG